TGCTCTTCCGATCTCGCAGCAAAGCCCAAAAACGCCCCGCCAGCGCGTTTCCAGCACCCCGCCCGCACCCTCACCCCCACCTGCGCCAGAAGCTGCGCAGCAAGCCGCGCCCGAAGCCGCGCCCAGCGAATCGCCCCTCAGCCCCGGAAACCAGCTCCTGCTCAGCAAGGCCGGTAGTGAGGCCCGCCTAGCCAAAGCCAAGGCCGACTCGGCAGAAATGGAGGCCGCAAAAATGGCCGGTAGCCTGCTCGAAAAAGAGGACTGCGAAGCCGCCATGCGCAGCGTAGCCGCCGCCGCAAGGGTCGAATTCGAGCGCCTGCCCGACCAGCACGCCTCGGCCCTAGCCGTCATCACCGACCCGGAAGAAATTCGAGGCTACCTCAAAGCCGCGTGCGAAGAAGCGCAACGCAACCTAGCCCAAGCCATTGCGCGGCAGCGGGATGATCTCGCTAAGGCGGCAACATGACCCTAAAAGCACCATTCCCCTACTTTGGCGGAAAGCGCGCCGTCGCCGCTGCCGTCTGGCAGCGCTTCGGCAATGTCCAAACCTACGTTGAGCCGTTTTGCGGATCAGCCACCAAGCCCGCGCAGTTGGCAATGGATGTGTACCGCTCCAAGCTGCGGTCGCAATTGTCCACCTTGTGCGAGGAGCGCTAAAACAATGAGACTCCCCCCCAAAGGCGAGCCCCACCTGCTTGACATCGCCGCGCAGCGCATGGACATGATCGATTTTCCTGGCGGGGTTCTATTTTTGGCCGGTGTCAACAGCCCCAATTCCTACGCGCAAAAATCGGCGAGCATTGTGATGCGGAGTGATCTGGATCGTTTCCCTGAAGACGTAAGCCAGGCGCAACTTTTCGGGGAGTCCGCATGAGACTCCTCCCCAAAGGCGAACCCCACCTGCTTGACATCGCCGTGCGCGTCATCGCCCCGCGCCGCTCACCCACCGTGAGCGATTGGGCGGATGCCAACCGCATCATCACCAGCAAGCAATCGAGCATCCCCGGCCCGTGGCGCACCGCCCGCACGCCCTATCTGCGCGAGATTATGGACTGCATGGCCCCGGCCTCTCGGGTGCATGAAATAACCGTCATGAAAGCCAGCCAAATCGGCGTAACCGATGGTGTGTTTATCAACAGCATCGGATTTATGATGGTAGAGCAGCCATGCCCCATGATGGTTTTCATGCCCACGCTTGAATCGATGGTTGCGTGGAAAGTGCAAAAGCTCAATCCACTACTGACTGAAACGCCCGCCATTCGCGACCTGCTCGGTGGCCAGCGCTCGCGCGATGCTGCGCAACGGATGGAGATCATCGACTTTCCTGGTGGTACGCTGTTTTTGGCCAGTGGCAACAGCCCCAATTCCTACGCGCAAAAGTCAGCCCGAGTTGTCAAGTTGGATGATCTAGATCGATTTCCTGATCGTGTCGGCGAAGAGGGCGATGTCGTCGGCCTAGCGCGCGGGCGTACCAAAAGCTTTCCGCACACCTACAAGCTCCTCAAGGTCAGCACCCCCACCGTGCTAGGCCGCAGTCACATTGATCGCGAGTGGCAAAAGAGCGATAAACGCCGCTACTACATGCCCTGCCCGCACTGCGGGCAAATGCAGTACCTCGACTGGGGCGGAAAAGAAGAGTCGCACGGCATCAAGTGGGACCGTGACTTGACCGAAGCCTGGTACCTGTGCCAGGCCTGCCATACCATCATCCCCGAGCACCACAAGCCCAAGATGCTCAGCCTGGGCCAATGGCTGCCCGAGCACCCATCGATTCGCGAGCGCGGCTACCACCTGCCCGGCATGTTGGCCGCGCCCGGCTTGGGCCCCAGTTGGCTATCGATGGCGCGCGAATTCATCGCTGCCCGCCGCTCACCTTTGGCACTGCGCACGTTTGTCAACACCGCCCTGGCAGAGCCGTTTGAGGAGGAGACCAACGCCGTGGATCCGGCGGGCATGTTGGCCCGGCGCGAAGACTATCCCACCGATACCGAAGAGGGCAAACTCCCCGGCCTGGTCAGCACCGTATGGGCCGACGTGCAAGGCGACCGGCTGGAGTACTCGCACATCCGCTGGGGCTTGGGCGAAGAGGCGTGGCTGATTGAGCACGTCATCATCGCAGGCGACCCCGATCAGCCCCACGTATGGGCCGAATATGGCCGCGCGCTAGACGACATCAAGCCCATCGCAGCCGGGGTCGATAGCGGCTACAAGGCCGAGTCCGTTTACAAGTTTTTGCGCACGCGCGCCAATTGCTACGCCACCAAAGGCCGCGACGGCGCGCAGCGCCCGATTGTGCAAGACGAAAAACAGCGCGCCCAAGCCATGCGCCGCCAGCGCAAAAACAAAATCGCCGTCCCCGTGCATTTAATCGGCGCAGATGCCGCCAAAAGCCTGCTCTACAGCCGCCTCAAAATCCGCGAGGCAGGAGAAGGCTACATCCATTTCCCGAACAATGGCGATTTCGACGACGAATATTTCAACCAGTTAACAGCCGAGCGCCTGCGCACTAAACAACGCACCAAAAAAGACCCCTTCGCCAGTGGCGTTCACTGGGTAAAAATCAGGGACAGAAACGAAGCGCTCGATTGCTGGGTCGGCTGCTTGGCCGTGCTGCGCCTGAAAAATGTGGACTTGAAAAAAGTGGCACAAGAGCTTGCCGCACGGGTGGCCAAGGCCGACAAGCCGCGCCCAGCACCCGCGCCCGCATCCAACGGATTCGCCAAAGAAGGGTGGGCACTATGAGCGCAGCAAACGACCCGGCACTCAATTTTCGCAACGACATGATCGGCATCATCCGCAACAAAACCGGCATGCACTTGTCGATTGCCGTCCCGGTGGCCGAGGCGATCATCGAAGGCATGCGCGAGCGCTTTGGTGGCATGTACATCCCCAAGCGTGAAATTTTGGACGTGCGCGACGAAGCCATTCGCGCCAAATTCAAAGGCAACAACCACGACCAGCTGGTCAAAGAGTTTGGCATCAGTCGCGCGCAGATTTACCGCATCGTGCAGCCCAGCCTCAGCAACCCCGGCGCAGGCGCAGCGCCGCCCGCGTCGCCGTCACCGGGGGCCGACAAAAACAATCCGTCTCATTTCCAGCAGAAATGAGACAAGCAAACCACTAGCATGCCCGAATGGCATTTACCCAAGCAAATCTAGACGCGATTGATGCGGCCATCGCCAGCGGCGAGCTCACTGTGTCGGTCGCAGGCCGCACGATCACCTATCGCAGCATTGATGATTTGATCAAGGCCCGTGCAGTCGTATCCACCGCCGTAGCCGCAGCCGCCGCAAGCACGGCCCGCGCCGGCCCGCGCCACCAGTTGGCCGACTTTACCGACGACTAATTCGCCCCTATGCCCATGGCCAACGCCCTAGATCGTGCCATCGGCTGGCTCTCGCCGCAAGCCGCCATTAAGCGCCTGCACGCGCGCCAGGTGCTGGCCTACTACGAGGCAGGCAAGCCCAGTCGCCTGCACAAAAACCGCCGCGAAACCGGTAGCGGCAACGACGCTATTTTGCGCGCCGGGGCCAATATGTGGCAGCAGGCGCGCCACTTTGAGCAAAACTACGACATCGCCAAAGGCGTGCTAGACGTGTTGGTCAACAACACCGTAGGGCCTTTCGGCATCGGTGTCGAGCCGCAACCGCGCCGCAGCGACGGCACAATTCACGACGAGTTTGCCAAAGAGTTGCTGCACTTTTGGGCCGATTGGTGTACGCGGCCCGAAGTCACTTGGCAACACAATTGGGCCAGCGCCAGCCGCGTGATTGCGCGCACCTGGTTTCGCGACGGTGAAGCCCTCGCGCAAATCGTCGAAGGCACGGCGGTCGGCATCAACCACGGCACCAAAGTGCCGCTCTCGCTCGAAATGATGGAGCCGGACTACCTGCCTATGCACTTGCAGCGCGAAGCCGGGATCGAAGCGGCGATCCAGCAGGGCATTGAGGTCAACGGCTGGGGCCGCCCCTTGGCTTACCATGTCTATAAATCCAGCCCAATCGAAACCGGCCCGTCGGCGGGGCTTGGCAGTTTTGCGGGCTTGAGCGGGCAAACCAAGCGCATCCCGGCTGAGCGCATGCTGCACCTGGCCACGCGCCACCGCATGCGCCAATTGCGCGGGGTATCCTCATTCGCCACGGTGCTCAATCGATTCGACGACCTCAAAGATTATGAGGAGTCCGAGCGCATCGCCGCCAAAGTGGCCGCCAGCATGTCGGCCTACATCAAAAAAGGCACGCCCGACGAATACGAAAACAACCCGGACGGCAGCGCCCGCGAAATGAAGTTTCGCCCCGGCATGATCTTCGACGACCTGCGCCCCGGCGAAGAAATCGGCATGATTGACACCAATCGGCCGAATCCGAATTTAGAAACCTACCGCAGCGGCCAGCTCAAGGCCGTCTCCGCAGGCACGGGGGCCAGCGCCAGCAGCATCAGCAAAACTTACGACAGCAACTACAGCGCGCGTCGTCAAGAGCTGGTTGAAGCTGGGATGACCTATCAAACCTTGAGCAATGATTTTGTCGGCAAGATTAGCCGCCCGGTGTACGAGCGCGTGATCGCCATCGGCATCCTGAGCGGCGCGATTCGCGTCCCGCGCGACGTGGACCGTGAGACCGCAGACGACGCGATCTACATCACCCCACAAATGCCGTGGATTGACCCCAAAAACGAAGCCCTCGCGTTTGCCGAAATGGAAGACCGCCACTACATCAGCGGCCCCGAAATTATCCGCAAGCGCGGCGGCAACCCGATGGACATCATCGAGCAATCCGCTCGCTGGCAACGCGAAAAAGAGCGTGCCGGGCTGGTTGGAGCCAAGAGCGCAGAGGGTGGCGAAGAGGATATGGGCGGGGATGATGAGGACGGCAACGCCCCACCCAATCCACCCAATCCCGCCGCCCCGCCTAAATCCCCAGCATCGCCTGCCAAGGCGCGCGAGCGGCGCGCCCATGCCAACCCATCACCCACCGCCTCCGAAGCGCTTGGCAACGGCATTGCGGCCCTAGCAGCCGGTATTTCAGCCCTTGCCGTGCGCGAAGCGCCCGCCACGGTGGTGCATAACCACCTGCCCGCTCCCGCCGCCACCGAAGTGCATAACCACCTGCCCGCGCCCGCCGCACCCGAAGTGCATGCGCATTTTGAGGCCACCATTGAGCAGCCTGCCGCGCCGGTGGTCAATGTCACTGTGCCCGCGCAGCCCGCGCCCACCGTGCTGGTCAAAAACGAGCACACGGTGAACGTGCCTGCCGCCGATGTCACTGTGCATCTCCCTCCGCGCCAAACCGTGAGCACCATCACGCGCAACCCGGCAGGCGACATGACCGGTCACACCGCCATCGAAACCGATGTGTAACCAGAGGCCCTCTATGACTTTCAGCGAATTCGAGCAGGCGATCCACGGCATGGCGGACCAGCAGGTACTCACGCCCGACGTGCAGGTCATGATCGAAAGCAATGGCGCGCGCACCCTAATTGCGCAAGTCGCCACCGAGGTGCTGCCCAGTGGCGAAAAGCTCCTCGTGCTAAAAGCGTAAGCCCGCATGACTGCCTTTACCGTCAACGGCGGTGCCACCACCGATTGGGACTCTCTGGCAGGCGGCAGCACCAATGCCACGCTCGACAGCTACGCCATCAGCAACAGCACCACGCTGCGCATTAACACCGACAGCTACCACTGCACCAACCATAGCGCCGCCTTTGGCTCGCTCGATACCGTCACCTACACCGGCACGGGCGGCAGGCTGCTGGTGGATCCCACGGCGGTGCGCGTGGTGGCCTACAACACCGGCTCGGGCAACGTGCCCGCCATTGGCACCAGTATTACCCAAGGCGGCGTGAGCGGCGTGCTGCTCGGCGTGTGGGCCAGTTGGCAAGTCGAGCCTACCGCCGTTGGTGCGGCCATGCCTGCCAGCGGCTTTATCAAGTTCAAAAGCGTCACCGGTGGCGCATTCACCGTAGGCGCACTCACCGGCATCGGTGCCAGCGCCACCGAAACGAGCCGCCAAGGCTGGATTGAGGTACGCGGGGCAGACACGGCCACCATCACCGTGCCGCGCATTGGTGCGTTTGAGGTGGTTGCTGCATGGTTTGATCTGGGTACCACTAACGGCGCGCGCGCCCAAGTGTTGGGCTGCCCCACCACGGCCACCGTAGCGGGCGTGTTTCCCGGCGTGTGGATCGAAACAGTAGCCGGATCCGGCATCTATGAGCGTTACCCCGGTGTGGGCAGCATGGTCAATCTCGCAGGCAACCCCACCGACGAGCGCGGCAAAGTCGTTTGGCAAACCACCAGCGGCATCCGCATTGGGTCCGACGGCACGAACAACGTGGGCTACCTGCCGCCCACCGGCTGCAAGGTGCGCATCCCTGCGACCATCCTCACCTGCTGCACCCGCACCGCAGGCGGCAGCGGTGTGCGCGTGCTGCCCAATGCCACGCTCACCACCCGGCAAGAGTTCATCACCACCAGCGCGGGCGACATTCGTATCGACGGCGCGGTGCTCCAGTGGTACGGCAATTTTTTGCAAGCCTTCCGAGCTGATGTTAAAAACAGCGCCGTCTCCGACAGCCTCGTTTTGCAAGAGGTCGCCAGCGCGCTTGACGTGAGCAACATCATCGTTGCGCCCACGCAGGCGCAGCTCAATTTTGCGATCAATATGCTCTCGTGTTTTGCGGGCGGCACAGTGCAAAACAGCACCATCGCGCGTTTTTCGTTGGCCGCTTCCGGGGCCTATGTCAACCAGGTGAACTACAACAAGGGCGTGACCTTCAGCGGCGTGCGCAGCCACACGCTCACCAACCGCGCCAATGCCACCACCGGCACGTGGACCGCCACGCAAAATGTTGATTGCACCTGGACCAATTGCACCAACGTCGGCGGCCGTGCGCTGCACGTTGGTGCGCAACGGCCCACCGTCACCAATGCCCACTATGCCGACAACTTCAGCGGCACCACCGGCACCGGCAATGCGCACTACGCGTTCGATTTCAGCACCGGCTGCGTTGCGCCCAAGGTGGACGGCCTCGATTTCTTGGGCTTGACCAATGTCCATCCTTACAACGGGCTGGTCTCTCTGTCAGCCTGCTACGCGGCAAAAATTCGCAACATCGGCACCAGCAGCGTGCCGCTCAGTTTGGGCAGCAGCAACGCCGGCGGGGTAATCATCAACGGCGCGGGCAATAACGACGGTATCGAGGTCAAGCGCGTGTACGTGAGCAACACCCGTACCGGGCCATGGGCGTTTGTCAATTCGGACAACACCGTCGCCTTAAAAAACGTGCAGGCCGACTACGCCGATGCCTCGGTGATCGCCTCGCTCAATACGCTGGCACTCTCGGTCGCGCTCACAGGTGCCACCACCGGCCAAGTGTCGGTGTACGGGGCGCACTGGAAAGCCAGTTTTACCAGTGCCACGGTGGGCAAAATCGAAATCCTCTGCAACGAGCCCACCGCCGCCAGCGCCGCACAGTGCAGCATCACCTCCGGCACGCCGCAATTCAACAGCGCCGGGCAGGTCGCCATCACCGTGCTAGGGCAGCAAGTGACTTGGGAAATGCCCGAATTTGGCTTGGGCTTCACCGCGCTGGCCAACCTCGCACCCACGCTCACGGGCACCAACACCGGCAATCTCACTTACGAATTTCAGTACGACAAAGGCGCGGGCTACAACGGCGCGTGGCTCACGCTCAATGCAGCCAATCTCACCGGCGCCGGTGCCATCACCCCAGCCACCGGCGTGCGCCTCAAAGTGCGCGCGACTTGCGCCGTCGCCAATGCGGGCAACCTGCTCACCAACATCGCCATCCCCGCCATCACCACCAGCACCGATCAGCAGGTGCAGTACCCACTCGACACCGTCACCCTCACGCTCACGGGCCTGCAAACCGGCAGCGACGTGGTGGTACTTGCGGCAGGCACCGAGACCCTGCGCAGCAGTGCCGATGCAGTCAGCAGCTTTTCCTACACCTACGAAACGCCCGAGTCGGTCGACATCGCCGTCTACAAGCCCGGTTACGTCCCTTATTTTGTGCGCGCCTACAACTTGGGCACGAGCAACGCATCCCTACCCATCGCGCAAGTGGTGGACCGTGGCTACTTGGAGTAAACCGACATGGCAAAAATCACCGATCCCGACGACCTCGTCGTCAGCACCAATCTCGCAATCGACACCGGGGCCAAAACCTTCACGCTCTCGGTAGGCGGCGCGCTCACCTCGGCCAAAGAGGGGGTCACCCTCAATGCGTTGTGGGCCAAATTTATCGATCTGTGGGCAACGCCCACCTATCAGCCGTTTCCGTTTCCCATGAATTTACTGGATGCGCGTTCAGGCCAATTCATTTTTGGCCAAGACCCCGGTGGCGCAAACAACGGCTGGAAACCCGCTAACGATGCCACCCGCCAAATGCTGCGCGATGGCGGCTGGAGTGAATACAGCAGTGGTGGCGCATTGCAGCGACAGCACGTCGGCATCGTGGCACTGGCTTCGGGCTTTCCGTCAGGTGCACAGTTTTACTACCAGCGCGCCAGCAGCGGCTCAGCCATCAATTTCACCTTCACGGACTCGCCCAATGAGGGCATCCAGGTGTTTGGTGATGCGAGCAATGGCAACTTCGATACCCGTACCTTTTTCAAACTTTTTAGCCGCGAACCCAGCTACACGTTTGACGATGCTGCACTGGGCGACGTGGGCGAAACTGGCACGGGGGCCTACAAAGTGTCTCTGCCGATTGCTGTAGGTACTGACCTCAAAATCAGCGACATCGATGCCAACGTGGCGGCCAACGCGCCGTTTACCGGCATCACTGCCACCTATTACGGCACGGACCAAAACCGCACCATCGGCGGCGGCTCTTACCCGTTCCGCGTGATTGTGGAGGGCAACAGCGCCACGCTGGAGCAGATTTACACCAAGCTGCAATATCTGCTGCGCCAAAATGCCGACATCGACACCGGCGCAGGCACGGTCACCGGCAAAACCGCCAATGCGCTCGCCTATTTCGTGGGCGACACGCTCTACACCACGCAAGGCGTGTTTATCGAAAACATCCAAAGCAACGATACCAACCGAATCGTGTTTTTGGACCAAAACAGCGTGCAGCGCAGCTACCCTTATGTTGCCGCAGGAGCACTCAATTTCAACGCCGCCCTTACGGCGGGCGGCACGGGCTACTACAAGCTTTTCTTCACCACGCTGCCCGGCGCGAGCAACGACTACGGCGAAAGTGGTGCTGTGGTAGTGGACAACGATGCCGCCGCCGACATTGCAGGCACTATCAGCGCCGGATCCATCAGCTTTACGTTTGATTACGACGGCAACGTGCAGGGCGGGCGCACCGCCGGTACCGATGCCGCCGTCACCCTCGTAGCAGGCAATCCCGGCAGCGCCAAGCCGGTGGTGGTCACCGGCACGATCACGCGCGCAAAGGGCATCAGCTTTACCGCCACCGCCGAAACTGATCGCGGCTATCTCGCTTAAGCAATGGCCATCACCTTCGACGGCCCCAGCAAGCGCATCAACCTCACCACTGGCACGGTGGTGGTGGGCGTGCGCGAGCTGTGGAGCCGCTGGGTCGATTGGCAAGCCGTCAGCGACAACGCCAAATATCTGCCCGCCTTTGCCCAGGTGGGTGGCGATGAAATTGACACCGCCGCAGGCACGTCAATCCCAATTTACGCTTTTTTGCAAAACGGCTGGCGCATCAAGCCGCAGGAAGCGAGCCACACGCTTACGGTCAGTGACGGTGTGCTGCTTGTCTCCGGTGGTGGTGATCCGTTTGTCAACACCGCTGGCAGCTATAACGTGCGTATCAACTATCAGCAACCGGTGCAGGCCATCACGGTGGCCACCGGTGGCGGCGGCGGGGGCCTCACCAGCGAGCAAGCTACCCGCCTGACCGAGGTTTGGCAGCGCTTGGGCCTCGACTTGGCCAACCCGCTCGCGCAAAGCGCCGCGCAGATCAATTTCGCCAGCGTCGTTTTAGCATTGGCCGAAGCGGCGGGCACAGTCACTGTCGCGCGGCAGTAGCAAAATTAGCCAAGATCACCTCAACAACGAAAGAAATAGAACATGACCACTCACACTGAAAACGTTTGCTGGAGGAAGCGTAAAGACTGCGTACCGGCAGCCAATCTGTGCTCTGACTCTCCGGGCGAATCGGCTGCCCCGAAATCATTTATCTGCATCGGCTGGAATAGCCCGAAAGACCGATCAGTAAGCGCGGACCGTTTTACGTTTTGCTGGAAAAATACAGTCATTGACCAGCGCGACCATCTAGACAAACGCGATTTGCTCGACACCCTCAGTGTGATAGGTCAGGCGCTAAGTGTTGACGAAAATGTGAGGGTGAATGAGGCGCTTGAAGAACGTGAAATGCAGCAAATAAACATGATTGGCTGAGTGTATGCTCAACCCGCGCGCCATCGCCACGCTCGGCATAGGCTACGGGCCGTTTAATGGGGCGCTGTTGGGTTTGTGGCCGGTAGCTGAGGCTACCCCCGTCACCACCCCGTTGGGCGGCGCCTTGCCCCGCAATCGCGCCGGGCGGCGTCGCGTGGCAGAAGATCAAACCAGCCGTGCGCGCCGCCGCGAAGAAGAAATCTGGATGATCTTGCACTAACTGCAAGTCGTCTCATTTTCGCGCGAAATGAGACGAGCAACACCGCATGATGAGCGACATTGAAGCAATCCACTTTGTCGAAAAACGCTCTCACTCATCCTGCAAAGCCAATGTCCAACGCACTCAAAAAATGGTACGACATCAAGGCGCAGGCGGCCAATAACGCCGACCCGCAGGCCGCAGCAGGTGTCGCACCACAAGCAGCCGGGCGAGTCGCTGAGCTGTACATTTACGGCAACATTGGCGACAGTTGGAGCGACACCGACGTGATCGCCGCCGAGCTGGTGCGCGAAGTGGCTGCGCTAGATGTCGAATCTATCGTGGTGCGCATCAACAGCTTTGGTGGCAGTGTGCCCGAAGGCTTGGCGATTTACAACGCGCTCAAGCGCCACCCAGCCAACATCGATGTACAGATTGACGGCGTGGCGATTAGCTGCGCCAGCTACATCGCCATGGCAGGCGACACCATCACCATGGCACAAAACGCCATGATGATGATTCACGCGCCGTGGTCGGTGGCAGTTGGCAACAGCCAAGACATGCGCGACGCCGCCGACATGATGGACAAATACGCCGCCGCCATGGCCACCAGCTACGCCGCAGCCTCGGGCAAGCCCGCGCAAGCGTGCCTCGATTTGCTCACTGATGGCAAAGACCATTACTACACCGCTGCCGAAGCGCTCGCAGAAGGTTTCTGCACCAGCGTCGGCCCCGCCAATGCCATCGCCGCAGCGCAAGCCAGCGGCTTCGACCTCTCTCGTTTTAACAACAGCCCTGCGGCAGCCGCCGCGCCAAAGAAGGAGCAATCCATGAAGCCAGAAAACACCGTGCCTGCCGCAGCGGGTGCCGCGCCATTTGCGCGTAGCAACGACATGAATCAATCGATCATGGCCGCGTTCAAGCCATTCGCCGATCGCGATGGCGTGCAAGCGTTGCAAACCGCCATTTTGGCCGACAACACCGTCACGGTCGAAGCTGCTGGCGCCAAGTTGCTCGCCCACCTCGGTGCCAAGGCTGAGCCGATCAACCCGCCCGGCACCTATGCCCGCGTGGCGGTGGTTGAAGACGAAAGCGACAAATTCCGTGCCAACGCGGTTGACGCGATTATGGTGCGCGCCGCAGCCAAAAAAGCCGATGCCAATTTCGCGCAAAACCCCGTGCGCGGCCTGCGCATGCTCGACATTGCGCGCGCCTCGCTGGACCGTCTGCGCATCGATATGCGCGGCAAAAGCCAGATGGACATCGTGGCCATGGCCTTCACCCAAACTGGCAGCGACTTCCCGGTACTGCTTGAAAACGTGATGCACAAAAGTTTGCAATCAGCTTACGCACTCGCGCCGATGACCTGGAGCCGCTGGTGCCGCACCGGCTCGGTGACCGACTTCCGCGCGCACAACCGCTACCGCATCGGCTCAATTGGCGATTTGTCCACCATCAACGAAGCGGGCGAGTTTGCCAACAAATCGATTCCTGACGGCGAAAAATCGAGCATCACCGCCACCACCAAGGGCAACATCATCAACCTGACCCGTCAGGCCATCATCAACGATGATTTGGATGCATTCGTCGGCCTAGCAGCCAACTTAGGCCGCGCCGCAGCACGCACGGTCGAATCCGCCGCCTACGCGCTGCTCGCGCAAAACACCGGCTTGGGACCCACGCAAACGGATGCGGATCCTTACTTTCATGCCAGTCGCAGCAACATTGCATCGACCGGCGCACTGTCCATGTCGGTGGTGGAGAGTTTCAACACCGTGATGGGTAGCCAAAAAGCAGTCGGCAGTACCGATGAAATTTTGGACTTGATGCCCAAAGTGCTGCTGGTGCCACTGGCCTCGCGCGGCACGGCGGTGTCGCTGAATGCCTCAGAATACGACCCATCGGCCACCAACAACAACAGCCGCCGCCCGAACACCGTGCGCGGCATGTTTGACGACGTGATCGCCACCGCCCGCTTGGCCGGTACTCGTGGTTATGCGTTCGCCGACCCGCAGCAAAACCCCGCTTTTGAGGTGGCGTTTTTGGACGGGCAAACCGAGCCTTACCTCGAAATTCAAAACGGCTTTGATGTGGACGGATCGCGTATGAAAGTGCGCCTCGATTTTGGTGTGGCGGCGATTGACTACCGCCCAGCCGTCACCTTCGCTGGCGCTTAATCGGCGCGCGACCCTTTTTTAAATCAACAGGAGCCACATCATGGCAAAAAACTACGTGTTGTCGGGCGATGTGCTCGACTGGACCAACAACTCCGGGGGCGCAAAAACCTCTGGGTCGGTAGTGGCGATTGGCAACACGCTAGGCGTGTGCTTGGTTGACATCGCCGCAAGCGCGGTCGGTGCAGTCCAACTCTCTGGCGTGTTTTCTGTGCCCAAAGTTTCAGCCGCCGTGATCGCGGTTGGAGAGACACTGACCTGGGACGCATCGGCGGGCGGGTTTGACGACAACTTGGCAACCCCAGCCACCGGCGACATCACCGGCGCATCGGCAATCGCGTGGGAGTCCGCGGTCGGCGGTGTCACCACCATGCTAGTGAAATTTACAGGTGCAGCTGGCACGCGCACCGCGTAGTAAGGATGCCCGCCCCATTCGCCGCCCTCGAAGCCCGCACCGCCGCAGCGGTGTTGGCTCGATTGGCGAATGTGGAGGCAACCATCGGCATCACCACCGTCTCCGGCATTTTCGACGCACCCAGCAACAACGCACTAAACGATTTTGTCACCGGCAACAGCCCTACGTTTTTAGCGCAATCGAGCACCTTACCGGCCATCACCATCGGCATCACCACACTCACCATGGCAGTCACTGTTTACACCATCGCTGAAGTCCGCCCAGACGGCGCCGGCATGACCACGCTGGTGCTGGAGCGCGTCTAAATGGCCCACGCCCGCCAGCAAATTCGTGAGGCCGTAGCGGCCGCTTTGACCGGCTTGGCAAGCACCGGCACGCGCGTGTTTCAGTCGCGCATGCGCCCGCAAGATGAGGCAAGTTTGCCCGCCTTGCTGGTGACCACCAACGACGAAGAGATCACCACCTCCATCGGCAGCGTGCAAACGCGCCTGTTGGGCGTAACAGTGGAGTGCATCGCGCAGCCATCGGGCGCGGTGGACGATGTGCTCGACACGATTGCTGAAGAGGTGGAAATCGCCATGCACAACGCGGGCCTCTTCGGTGGCCTGGTTGCAGGCAGCGAACTCACCAGCGTTTCCGTCAGCTTTACCGACGAGTTGCAAAAGCCCTGCGGCGCACTCTCGATGCAATACCGGTTTACCTATTTCACCAACGCCGGTGCGCCCGGCACGATCATTTAATTTGCACAAAGGAGCTTCATCATGGGCGTAAAAGTTTGGAGTAAGGTAGCCGTAGCGTTGCAGTCGGCATTGGCTGCGGCGGTCAGTGCGAGCGCCATCTCAAAGGCTAATCCCGGCGTTCTCACGCACGCAGGCGCGTCGCCTACCAATGGCGACTATGTGCTGCTCAAAGTCCAAGGCATGACGCAGGTCGATTTTCGTGTGGTGCGCGTTGCCGGCGCCACGGCAACCACGTTTCAGCTGGAGGGCGTGGACACCACCTTGTTCGATACTTTTTCGTCGGGCACTTTTGAGAAAATCACCTTCGGCACGAGCATCACGTCGGCCACCGACTTCACCACCTCTGGTGGCGACTTTGACCAAATCGACGTGACCACGATTCACGACGCGATCAAAAAACAAATTCCCGGTTCGGCCAACGCGCTGACCGTCAATGGCAATTTGCTGTGGGACCCGGCCGAAGCCGCGCAAATTGCGCTCAAAGCGTCCAGCGACACCAAATCTCAATTGGCGGTTCGCATCACGTTTGCGGACAATACGCGCGCCCTGTTTGTCGGCTATGTCGGATTTTCGGGCGTGCCCACAGGCCAAGCGCAAGGGCGGGTTGATACCCCGCTCACCATCACGGCGTTCGGCCTGCCAACCTACTACGCGACCTAAACCATGGCCGCTTTAGACCGCGCGGGCATCCTGTCCGCAAACGACCTCAAAGTGCATAGCATCGCCGTCCCGGAATGGGGCGGCGATGTCTTTGTCAAGTCACTCACCGGCGCAGAGCGCGAATCATTTGAATCTGCTATTGGCACGCCAGGGGTACGCAGCACCCGCGCGCTCTTGGTGTTTCATACCGCGTGCGACGAAAAAGGCGAGCGCCTCTTTGTCGATACCGAAGACGTGGCCAAGCTCGAAAAACGCTCTAGCGCAGCGCTGGACCGAGTTGCCAGCGAAGCCATGCGCATCAACCGCATGGGGTCGAAAGCACTGGAGGAGGCAGAAAAAAACTTGCCAGCCGCCCCGAGCGGCGCTTCGCCTTCCGTTTAGCGGCGCAACTGGGCTGCACGGTGCGCGAGCTGCTCGCGCGCATCGATAGCGCAGAGCTCACGGAGTGGATGGCGTATGAGCGGCTAGAGCCGTTTGGTGGGCGCGGTGATGACTTAAGGATCGGTAGCACAGTGGCAGCCATTTATAACGTCAATCGCGACAGTCAAAAGCACCCCGATGGCTTTGCCGTAGCGGATGTGTTTCCGTGGGTAGCCGCCACCGTCAAACCTGCCGAAGTGCCCGCCACCACCGGCGCTGATTTTGTGGCGCAGTTTGGGGCGCAACGCTGATGGCCACCAACAAAATCGACATCGAAATCGGTGCAACTCATACCGGCAAAGCCGCCTATCAGAGCGCGGCCGCGGGTATGGAATCGATGCGCGTTCAGGCGCTCGAAATGTCAGCCGCTTTCGCGCAAATCGGCAAGGGACCTGCAAGCAGCATTTTGGAAATTCAAAAAGCGGCGATTGCAGCTCGTACAGATTTTGATGCACTTGCGAAATCATCTAAAAAATTTGATGCGCGATCTATCGGATCTGCAATCAGCGCATCTATTGCCAGCGGCCTATCTAGTGGTGGCGATGCCGTACTACAGGCATTTGATGACCTAGCGCAAAAGACTAAGACCGCAGGTATTGCCACCGGCATTGCCGTTGGCGCCGCCTTTACGGCCGTTGGTTTGGGTGCGGTCTATGCGGCCTACAAAGGAGTCACTGGTGCGGCTGGGTTTTTGGCCGGGCTGGTCAATGGCGAAAGCTACAAAAGCGAAAACATCAACGCCACGCAAGCGCAGGTCGCTGGAATACAAAAGCTGCGCGAAGAATTACAGCTTACCGCTTTTCAGGCTGGTGCGCTTAATGCGGCTTTGGCGAATGAGGGCGGATCAGGGTCCGGTTACATCGCTACCCTAAAAGCGATTGAGACCGCTGCGCGCACCAGTGCCGATAAGCTCGACTTTTTGGGAGTGACGTACAAAAAGCAAAACGGTGAATTGCTGACCAATCAGGAAATTTTGGCCAACACCAAAAAAGTGTTGGACCAATACAGTGAGGGTTACGACCGCAACGCTGCGGCCGCACTACTCGGTGCTGCATCTTACAAAGAGGTTGCTGCTGCGACCCTGATTACTGCCGCGGCGCTCAGCCGTGGCCGCGACGACTTGGCGCAGTACAACTTGCTGGTTGGTGAGGGCAGCATTGCCGCCTCTGATCGCTTTACGGTGGCCACGAGAAATTTTGAACGTGGTCTCGATTTGACCAGGCAAGGTTTTCAAAAAGCGATTGCTGACAACATCATGCCCTTGCTGTCTGATTTCGCCGAGTTTTTCTCGGAGGGATTCCCTTTTGCCGTTAATGCGTTTCGGTACACCGCAGCGACTCTTACATCCCTTTTTTATGGCATTAAAACTTCCGTTTTTATTGTCTCTGAGACGATCATTGGCGCGATTCGCACGATTGCCGAAGGTACCGGTATTTTGGTGGGGTCAGCCGCTAAAGCGGCCGGGGGGGACTTTCGCGGCGCGTTGGCGCAGGTTTCCACGTTTGGTGAGGCGATCAAGTCGAGTGTCAGCAAAAGCGCAGACTCCATTTTTGTGCAGGCCAGGCGCAATCAGGATGCCATAAAACTAGCGTTTGGCTTTGACACGATCACCAACGCGGACACTCAAAAGGCTGCGCTCGGTAAAAAATTCATCGCGCCAAGAGAAAAAATCACAGGCGAAGACCTAAGCAAAAAAATTCTCGAAGAAGAGTTGAAGAAAATCGAGGCGTTTATCGCGTCGGAGCGCGAGCTTTTGGGGGATCGCCGCAAAGTTCTCGATCTGTTTTTTAATGATCAGGCACTCTCATTGCGCGCCTACTTCACCGCCCTCACCGATTCGCGCGAGGAGTACCTTAAAAAAGCGTCGGCCTCTTACGACCAAGAGATTGCCCTGCTGCAAGCCTTCGCAGCCAAGGCCAAAGACAAAGACCGTATCGACGCGCAAATCAAAATCGCCGATGCGATTGAAAAGAAAAACAAGGCCCAGCGCGAGAGTTCGCAGGCCGGGCTTGAGCAAGTGTTTAAAGAAAAGCAAGCCTATGAACAGTTGCGCAATCAGGTGGCGGGCGTAGAGACGCAGCTCCTGTCGCTCGCTGGCAAAACTGCCGAAGCGGCAGCGCGCGCGTTTGACGCGAGCAATAAGCCGTTGCTAGAGCGCCTGAAGGCCGAGGGCAACAACGACGCGATCAGCAAAGTGCTGGAGCTGCGCCAGCGCACGCTCGACACGGCCAATTTCGACGAACTCAATGCCGTGGCCCGCCTGGCACAAGAGCGCCAGGCCAATGTCGAGTCGCGCATCAACATTCGGGCGGACCGTGGCAGCCTCTCTGAGTTGCAGCAATTGGCTGCCGTCTCTCAGGCGCGCAAACAATCGGTGATTGAGTTGACCGAGGTAGCGGACCGCATGCAGGCCGTTGCCGAAGCGGCGGGTGACCCGCGCTTGCTACAACAAGCCGACACCTTCCGCGTGTCAGTGGAGCGCATGGCCGCTGATGCCGACGTGCTGCGCAAAAAGTTCGACACCATTTTCTCGGACAACTTTAGCCGCGCCTTTGATGAGGTGATCGACGGCACTAAGAGCATTAGCGACGCGTTTAAGCAAATGGCCAACAACATCCTCAAAGACATTACCCGCCTAGCGGCTCAGGATGCCTTTAAGCGCGTCTTTGGCGGCATCGGTGGCGCAGGTGGTGCTGAGGGTGGCTTTAGCCCCGGCGGCCTCTTGGCGGGCCTATTTGGTGGCTCTGGAGGTGGTTCGGCTGCGATTACCAGCAACAGCAGCTCCTTCTTGGGTGA